GATGAGTTGTCATTGAACATTCTCAAGGCAGCACTTGATAGTGGCAAGCGCCGCAAGATTTGCTGGAACAGTGATTCTAGTTTGCTTCGCCGTGAAGGTATCCCTGACAGTTTCGAATTCAAGGGTAGTGCTATCTTTATTACTAACTTGAAGTTTGAGAACGTCAAGTCTAAGAAGATGCAGGACCATCTTGAGGCATTGCAGTCACGTTGTCACTTTTTGGACCTTACTGTTGATAGTGAGCGTGACAAGATGTTGCGTATCAAGCAGGTCCATCGTGACAGTACTGACACAGGTGGTCTGTTCAAAGACTATGATTTCACTGAAGAGCAGGCTAATGAAGTACTGAACTTCATGTGGGACAAGAAAGCAAAGTTGCGTGAGTTGTCATTGCGTATGGCCCTCAAGATTGCGGACCTTGTCAAAGTGTCCGAATCTAACTGGAAGATGCTTGCAGAGAATACTGTTATGCGTCAACGCTAATAGTTGATTCAATCAACAAAAAGGGGACTTAGGTCCCCTTTTTTTGCCTTTATACTTGCATTTGTTTTCTATAATTGTTATTATTATAGGATGTTGAAATTAGCGTCCAAGGAACATCTACTACATTATTTTTTGAACCATGAAATTAAACTAAGCACCTATGATCAAAAGTTCCTACACAATTTGGAATACTTGATTGCTAAGTTTCATAGAATAACGACAAACCAAAAAGCATTGTTTGAAAAATTAATCAGTAAGTATTCCAAACAATTTAACAAAGTGGGTTTCGATAAGGAAGAGTTAAAATCTCTGCCATGGACCACTCCTATTGTAGAAAGCACAGCCGAATTCACAGGTGCGCAAGTGTCCTTATTGGGCAATAATTTAGTGCTTAAGGTCCCATTCAATAAACATTTCATTTCTGATTTCCGTAGTATGGAAAACAATTCATACGAATGGAATAGGAATGACAAAAAATATATGGCACCACTTAGTACATATGCACTAAAGATTGCGAATACTATATTACCTAAATACTTTAAATCAACAACATATAGTATAGAGGTAATGGAATTACTTAATCAAGTTGTGCCATATGAAGCAGACATATGGAAGCCCACCTATCTAAAATTAAATGGTAATTATTATATCGGTGCTACCAATCCACATATACATGAACACACAAAGGATTTAAACTTTGACGATGATGCTAAAACGTTATTCAACTTATCACAATATGGCATCACTATCGATAAGTCTGTAACAGGAGATGACCCTAAAAAGATATTTGCATCTGAGTTCAATACGGTTGTTGATTTAGATAATCTACCTACAGTTCTACCGTGGCTAGTAGAACTCGGTGTAGACATGGTATATTTTGGGCGTGGACTTACTGGTGCAAATACCCGAAGAGAGATAACGAGTATGATTGAGTCACTAAATATATCAGTCAGCACTAATCCTAAATTCTATACTGACGATGATGCAACAAACCCAGTAATGCTAAAACTAACAGACACCTCAGATTACCTACCTCACCACAAAGGTAAAAGACTATCCAAATACATTAAATTACAAATTTCAAGGCCGGTGAACATAAAATGAGAGAAGCAAAAATAATAATCAAAGATGAAGTCAATATAAAGATTGAGGGACTAGAACTTGATGCACGTAGGGCATGCATGAAGAAATTTGAATATGATATTCCCGGTGCAAGATATTTGCCTAGCGTTAAGTTAGGGCGTTGGAATGGTAAAGTAAGTTTCTTTAGTTTAGGCGGTAGCAGTTATATCAACTTATTAACTGATATTGTACCCATATTAGAGCAATATGACTACGATATATCATTACATGATATGCGTGAATACACTACAACGTTCAATTTCGCACAAGTGTCCGAGGATTCATTTGCAGACAAAACTTGGCCTAAAGATCACGTAATGGCAGGACAGCCCATTACATTGCGTGACTATCAAGTAGAAATTGTTAATAACTTTTTAGCCAATCCACAATCGTTACAAGAAGTTGCTACTGGCGCCGGCAAGACTATTATGACTGCGGCGCTATCAAAAAGCATTGAGTATTATGGACGCAGTATTGTCATTGTACCCAATAAGAGTTTGGTAACACAAACTGAAGCAGATTATATCAATATGGGGTTGGATGTAGGTGTGTACTTTGGTGATCGCAAAGAGTTTGGAAAGACACATACTATATGTACATGGCAAAGTCTTAATAACTTATTAAAGAATACAAAGTCGGGTGATGCTGATATACCAATTGGTGAGTTTATTGAGAATGTAGTTTGCTTGATTGTTGACGAGGTGCATATGGCAAAGGCTGATGCACTTAAGACATTATTGACAGGTGTGTTTAGTCATGTGCCTATTCGTTGGGGATTGACTGGAACTATTCCTAAGGCTGAGTTTGAAAAGACTGCATTACTTGTAAGTTTAGGTCCTGTTATTAATAAGTTGAGTGCAAGTGAATTACAGGATAAAGGTGTACTGGCACAATGTCATGTCAACATTGTACAGTTAAAAGACAACGTGGAGTTCAGTAATTATCAAAGCGAGTTGAAACATTTGCTTGAAGATGAAAAACGATTAGATAAAATTGCACAGTTGATTGATAAGATTAAGGATAGTGGCAACACACTAGTACTAGTAGACCGTGTAAATGCAGGTAAAGAATTAATTGACAGATTACCTGATAGTGTATTCATATCAGGTGAAACAAAATTGACAGAACGTAAAGAGGAATATGATGAAGTTAAGACTAGTGCTAACAAGATTATTGTGGCGACTTATGGTGTGGCCAGTGTGGGTATTAATATCCCTAGGATTTTTAATTTGGTTCTTATTGAGCCCGGAAAGAGCTTTGTTAGGGTTATACAAAGTATTGGGCGAGGCATTAGAAAAGCAGAAGATAAGGATCATGTAGAGATTTGGGACATAACTAGCAGTTGTAAGTTTGCCAAACGACATTTAACACAAAGAAAAGCATATTATAAGGAAGCAAACTATCCATTTAGTTTGGAAAAACTTGACTACTGAAAACAAACGTGATAGAATAATCAAATGAGAATATTAACCTTAGAAAACATACACTACAATTTAGAAACGTTACCAGAAGAGATTGACGACCTTCGTTTCGCTATAATGGATAACAGTAATCCGCAGAACGTAGATTATCATTATATCCCATTAATCTTTTTAGAAAGTTTTAGTAGTCCTGCATTAGTGTTGAAGATTGGTAATCGTTCAATTAAGATGCCGGTCGATTGGCAAGTATTGATCGGTGAAAAAGATCACGGGGATTTAGAAACACTACCACTATCTAGTTTGAACGACAGAGGTTTTAGTGTATTTGAATTTAATCCATTGAGTAGTTTTAATCCTAGTTTCTTACCAATAGAGATTATGGATATATACCATGATGTAACATGGTACGCTCCTCGATTACGTAACGGGCAGTTTCTAGCGGTACCCATTGATGATGGTCCTAAACCCAGATGTGTTTACTTTGTTAAAGAAATTAGTAGAAACTGTGAGATTGTAGATTATAGTCAGGTGTTTTAAAATGTTAGACTGTTTAATTTTAGGTGATAGTATTGCAGTTGGTACACAAATGCATTACAAAGAATGTGCTATTGTTGGTAAAGGCGGTATCAATAGTTGGCAATTCAATAGAAATTACGAGGGTGAATTCTATTCAAATACTGTTATAATCAGTTTAGGTAGTAATGACCATATGGGCGTCAGAACTAAAAAGGAACTAGAAAAACTTAGAGCAAGGGTAGTAGCAAAGACTAAAGTGTATTGGATACTGCCTGCTAATAAAGAAAATATTAGACAGATTGTTACTGAGGTTGCAAACAATAATGGTGATGTTGTTATACCTATAAAACATTTGCAGCCTGACAACATACATCCTAGTGGTCGTGGGTATAAAGACATAGTGAATCAAATTAACAATGGCAACTAAAAGTAAAACTCCGCAAGACGAAAAGTTTACTGATGTAGACTTCCCGCTGTTTGAGGCTATCAACGCTATTGACAACAAAGACTATGGCTACTATGATAGACTTACTCCAGAGCAACAAAAGAAGTTTGTGCCATGGATGTTGTTACACTATGCAAGCACAGTTAAATCAAATGCAGCCTTGCAACAGTTTCACTTACTAAGTACACAGGAGTTTGCCAATAAACATATGTTTAGTGAGTACGTGGCTAATCATCCTAAACTACAATGGATGATGTTATGTGCTAGCGGATTAGGACAAGGAAAACAATTTCATCCTTGGATACCCCAGATTAGAGAACGTGTAAGCAAACTTAAAGATAAGGCAGCAGTTAAAGATGTTAAAGAATATTACAGTAAAGTGTACCCAAAAGAGTCTGAAGATACACATAAAGAATTAGCACAGGCTTTTGTAAAAGAACAATCACGCAAGGTATATCTTGCAGAGAAATTCCCCAATTTAAAATTTGATGAAATTGAGATACTGAATGGCATCGTTAGTGATAGTGAAATCGAACAATACGAAAAAGACAGCGGCAACTAAAGAGTTTGGTTGCGAGTTTTGTGGGCGCACATTCTTGCGTGAGTCTACAGTCTTTAATCATATCTGCGAGTCTAAACGTAGATGGCAAGATAAGGACAAGCAAGGTAATCGTATAGGATTTCAATCTTGGTTGCAATTCTATACAAAGAACACGGCTACAAAAAAGAAACGTGATTATACAGACTTCATTAAAAGTTCTTATTACATAGCCTTTGTAAAGTTTGGTACATATTGTGCCGATGTTAATGTTGTTAATGTAAGCAGATATATTGACTGGCTGCTTAACAATAAAATAAAGATTGATAACTGGGCCAGCGATACAAACTATACAAAGTTTCTTATCAATTATCTACGTGAAGAAGATGCAATGGATGCTATTGCACGTAGTTTAGAAACATTGATAGACATGGCACCCACTGAAAAGATTTCTACTAAAGATATATTAAGATATGGCAATCGTAATAGAATTTGCTATGCTATTACTACAGGTAAAATTAGTCCATGGATATTATATCACAGTGAAAGCGGTAAGCAATTCTTAGATGAACTAGATGAAACACAAGTTAAAATGATTGTCGATTACATTAATCCTGAGTTGTGGGCAGTCAAGTTCAAACGTAACCCAGAAGTTGTAAAACAAGTTAAGGAACTATTACGTGAAACGGGATACTGAATTTAAACATACAGTAAGAATTGATTGGAAGCACGGCGACACTGTTAGTAAGTGGGATGAAAAATGTGTCTATGCATTAGAGAAATTTGGATTACCAGGTGATAAATTTATTACGCATCCCAATGAAGATTACATGGAGTTTATCTTTAAAGAAGAACGTGATGCAATATTCTTTAGTTTAGCATGTCAATGAGTCCATTCATCATACAAGAAACACCTAAAGGTTGGACAGTAACATGGCCAACTGATAAGTTTGTTCCTATACATACACGTGATGGATTTGATAAGTTAATACGATTTCTGTTTGAAAAATGTGATGTAGACATTGCTAGATTAATGATACAACGTCTTGATGGTTGGGATGTATTGTATATTGATAGTCTTAATTTTTATCAGAACTATCAGGGTTATTTAGCCGATGCAATACAAAAGCGTCATGTTGTATTAGGTGTGATCGCTAGAACAAAAGAAGAAGCAGATAGAATAGCAGAATGTTTGGATAAACAATTAGTATGGAGCATACTGAAAGATTAAATTTTGAGTATTGGGATAATTCAAGTTGGCATCTAGTAGTTGTAGATTTGATAAATGATGACCATGAGAAATATTTTGATATTCTTGACTGGCTACGTGACAACGTTGACATGCCTTATCGCCATGCACGTTGGCGTTGGTATGAATCGTATGCTGAAGTAAAATTCAGATATGAACGTGATTGTATCATGTTTAAGTTAAGATGGCAATGATTGAATGTGTAATAGAGATTTCACATATCAATGAGATGTATGACATACTCAAGATTATTGATGAGTGGAAGTTAGTAAGAAATGCAGATTATACATTTGCATACGAACAACCCACTTATGATAATTTTTATAATTTAATCAGTCCTAAACAGGTACGATTAAATTTTGTAGATGAAAAATATGCAATATGGCTTAAATTAAAATGGGAATGACTACAGTGATTAAAAAACGAATACTATCAGCGTCAAGGATAACTGCTAAACCTTTAAGGATGGATAGTCCTGTAAGATTTAAATTTGTAAAGTTAGATGCACGTTATACAGGATACCCTAGTTTCAAATATATGATTGAGGTGATATCGGTACACAGAGGTCCAAAAATTAAGGGCTTTAACGAAATACGTGATTGGTGTATAGAGACTTGGGGAATGAGTATAGAGCGTGAGCAATATCTGTATATGGAAGATATGGATCCATTAGGGATAAAGTTGAATCCTGCCTGGTGCTGGCATACTGAGGATCATAAGATGAATATATACTTGCGTGATGAAGCAGAAAAAGTTTGGGCTGAATTAAGATGGAAGTAAAGAAACCTATATACTGTTCCTTAGCATTTGGATCAGCGTCTATTAACTCATACGGTGAGTATATACCTTGTTGTGGTATAAGAACTAATCATTGGAAGATGTATAAAGACGGACATTATGATCACGGCGTCTTAGGTAAAGACCCTCACATAAGAATCAATGCACATAATCTAGTAGATTTACGTAAACAATTAATCAACGGTGAATGGCCTAACGCATGCGGTAACTGTAAAGAAGCAGAAGAAAACGGCATTGGATCAATGCGTACTATATGGAATAAAGGATTGCAAGAGCATGTTATTCCTTTAGTTGAGCATGTTGACGCAAAGGATATACGTTATCTAGATTTAACATTTGGTACAAAATGTAATAGTAAGTGCATTACCTGTAGCGTAGACTTAAGTGACTTTTGGACTGAAGAGTGGAATAAAATATGGGCTATTAAACCTGAGCAACAATTCAAACATAATCGTGTTTGTATTGATGATACTACTGCTAGAAAATTAGTAGAAGATTTCCCTAATGTAACTGCCGTTAGTTTAGTAGGTGGTGAACCTACTATATCAGAAGAACATATCGAATTTCTAAAACTTTTAATAGAAAAGGGCCGCAGTAAAAAAATTAGACTTAGTTATGTAACTAACTTAACTGGGATTACTGATGAGTTAATTGAGTTGTGGAAACAATTTGGTAGAGTTCATGTTTCAGTATCCATCGATGGGTATCAGAAAACTAATGAGTACATTAGATATCCTTTCAAGTGGTCAAAAATTGAATCCAATCTGAGAACTTTTCTTTCTATGGTGAAAGAAAGTATTGATGATCCAAATAAAACTACATTCAGTATAGGATTAAGTTGCACTGTTAGTTTGTTTAATGCAATACAATGCATGGATTTATTTGAATTTTGGTTACACTTAGGATTAGAGTATAAAAAAGTAGGTGGAACATTAGCGCATGATAATGGTTGTTTTGTGAATCGTGTGTCACATCCTTTGTATGCATTAGTAAGTTTATTAACTCCCGAATATAGAAAACAAGGTTTAATTAAAGGACAAGAGTTATTGAACTTCATTGACAATTATTTGTCTGAACATCCTAATGAAACTATCAACCATGGATTAATTGAATCTATTAAAATTGTTATGCGTTGGTTAGAAGAACCCCAATTGATTGATTCCACATATCTATCACAAGGCAAACATTTTATAACTAATTCAGATAAATTTAGAAATAGACACATTAAGGATTATATTCCTGAGTTATATAATGAACTAGAAAAGATATGGGAGGCTGGTATTATACCCGGCGATTATCTTGTTCCCGGCTCATTGCAAGAAAATATTGATAATCAACTTATAGATGGCCCGGGATATGTTATTACAGATAATATTATACCAAATGATCTTATTGACAACGTAGTATCTAAATTACCTACATGCTATCCTGTACGTGCTAGTAGCAGAGATAAAAAGTATGCAGAGCGTGATGATATAAAAAACTTATCAGATATAAGTGTTTGGTGGAGCCAAACAGTAATGGATTGGCCTGAAGTACAAGAGATTGATAAAATTTTAGGTGCGTATGTTAGACAATACTTGCCAACTGCTAAGTTTTATTCAAGCGATATTGTAACAATTGATTCACACTCAACGTGGTTCAGTCCACATGTAGATACCCCGCATCGCTTTAGAAAATGGAATTACGATAGAAACTTGTTAGGTGTGCAAGTCATTGTAGCATTATCAGATATGGACAGAAATAGTGCTAGTACAGGTATCGCACCGCATAGCCAAAAGATAGACCATGATATCAACCTATGTTATCGTGGACATTACAATGAATGGTTCTTAAAGAATATGATACAGCCTACTTTACCCAAAGGCTGTGTATTGTTGTATAATTGCAGATTATTACATAGCAGTATGCCCAATCCGTTAGATCGGCCGCGCCCAGCCCTCTTGCTAAATTACTTAGATTCAAGTATAATTGAAGAAGTAACTAAAATAGATAATGTATGGACAAGTAATGGCAAATAATTTCCCTACTTTGGGTAACTTTCATCCTGTAATTGAATATGTTGATGCGGTCAGAAACAATCCATCTGACTCTAACAAAGTGACATTTAAAGTTAAAGGCGACGCTATGAATGTGATTAAATGGTGTCGCAGAAATTTTGGTGATAGAGGCGATGGGTGGGATTTTACAGGCGGCACTAAGAATATAGAAGTAACAATTTGGTCTAGTAAACTTAAAGTGATGTGGGAACTGTGGCAGAACTAATATGGCAAATGATGTAATGATTGACATGGAGACATTAGATACGTCTCCGTACTGTGTCATATTAACAATAGGCGCAGTAAGATTTGATCCTAAAGGTACTGGAGTAATACAGAAGTTAGAATTGCGTCCTACTATTGAAGAGCAAACTGAAACATACAATAGGGTGATTAACGATGATACTTTACGCTGGTGGTCTGAACAGAGCCCTGAAGCACTGGAAGAAGCATTGGGAGACAGGGGACGCACATCATTTAGAGAGTGCATGGAGACCCTTTATAAGTTTTGTTGGAACCGCCGTGCTGTTTGGAGCAATGGTGCTTCATTTGATGTGGTTGTTGCTGAGACAGCCTTTAGACAGGTACTCAATGATAAGCCTAATCCTATTCCTTGGCCTTTTTACACTATTAGAGATACTAGGACTTTATACGAAGTTGCGGGAGTTAAACTCAAAGACGGAGGACATGTCACAAGTCACAAAGCCGTCGAAGATGCGGAAAGACAAGCAATCGTAGTACAACAAGCATATAAAAAACTTGGATTGGTTTGATGAATGGTTGGTATACTATATTAAGTCCGTCAAAACCTACTACAGGTCATCATTATCAGATAAAATGGTGTGAAGAAAGATTTGGTAAACGCTGGAGTGCAATAGATAATAGAGAAGGTTTATGGTGTTGTTTCTGGGGCGGTAGAAGCATACCCGGTAAGTATAGATTTGAATTTAAAAATGAACAGGACGCTATATTGTTTAGTTTGACATGGCTATGAAATTTCAAAGTGATATTGATATTGACGTAGGTGATAGAGATAAAGTTTTATCATTGATAAAACATATTCCTGCCAGCATGCGTAACGTTACCCCTATACGCAAACATCCTACTGGTATCTATGTCACAGAGATTCCATATGATCCTATCAATAATATGTCAGCATTGCATTATGAAGTTGCTGAGGATCGTGGGTATTTTAAATTAGACTTACTGAACGTTCACATATACAATCAAGTTCGTAGTGAAGAACATTTGATAGAGTTGATGCGTGAGCCTGATTGGACTATGTTGAATCATAGAAATATCGTAGAACAGTTGATACACTTAGGTAATCAGTATGATACGTTACTAAAGATGCCTGAGTCTATTAATAGTATACCTAGACTAGCAATGTTTCTTGCAGTAATTAGACCTGCAAAGAGACATTTAATTGGTAGAACGTATAAAGAGATAAATCAAACTGTGTGGGACAAGGATCACACTGGTTATAGTTTTAAACGTAGTCACGCTGTTGCCTACGCACAGTTAGTTGTAGTACATATGAATTTGTTGAGGGAACATGGAAATTAAATTACTTAAAGAAGATGATCCACAGTTAAGAGAAGTTTCAGAACCATGGAACTTTGAAACAGACGGAGATCCCACTGAGTTAGTCAAGGCTATGACTAAGATTATGTTTGAGAGCGGTGGCATAGGATTGGCAGCACCACAATGTGGAGTAAAGAAACGAATATTTCTTATGGGCAATCAAGAGAAACTAATTGTTTGTATCAATCCTGAGATACTAGAATCAAGTGGGGAGAATCGTGCCCAAGAGGGTTGTTTGAGTTTTCCTAAACTATGGTTAACAGTTAAAAGACCAGAGACAGTTAAGGTCAAATATCAGCAATTGTCAGGGAATGTCGTTGAACAAGAATTAGGAGATTTACCCTCGAGGGTATTTCAACATGAGTTTGACCATTTAAATGGTATATGCTTTGATACTAAAGTTGCTAAACTAGGACTACAACTAGCGAAAGAAAGACGTAAGCGTAAGGGTTAAGGCATACGTTTTACTAACGTTATGCTTCTACGTTTAGACCTGCGTTTATGTAGTTCCATCATACTACATACAGGTCCATGTATTATCTCTAAACTCTTATTATTGAAGGTTCTTAAGTAGGGCTTAAAAACCATCCATTCTTCCTTAAGGAACAGATTTATGGGTACTAGTCTATTGCTTTCCCACCACCAAGTATCACCTAGTTCTAGAAATCTACTCTTTAAATCATTGTCAACGATTGCGCCGTAGTCGTATAATGATGTACAAGTATCGTCCCTATTTTGTATAATACCTACATAATCTTGGCTGGCATAGGAACAGACTGTTATAAAGGGGTGGTTCTCGCTTAACTTTTTGAAAAAATCGTGTGAAATCATCTTTTTCTTAATTACTGCTGTTATTTAATCACCCTTTACCGAAACAAATATTTTAATAAAATATAGAATAAATATGTGTAAGGAGCCAACTTGTGTACTCTACATCAGTATTCTATTATTTTCAACGTAACATCGTTGTACTACTTTCAGGTAACTCGCCGAGGAAATATATGCCAGTCTATGCCAAACCACTAACCTTACATAAGGGAGTTGATAACCAACTCCAGTTTCAGTTTTTAAATCAAGAGCAGAAACCAGTAGATATTACAGGAAAAGAGATTACCTGTAGAATTATCAGTTATAATGGTACCCAAGTACTATTAAGAAAAGCACTTACATTAACTCTTCCTGCTAATGGATTGGCCGTATTACAACTAAACGCCGCAGATATTGAGGATATTGATGCACAGAAATGTTATTATTCGTTAGAGATTCCAGTGGGGCAGTTTGACTATCCTGTATTCGTAGACCAAAATGCAGGTGCACGTGGTGAGATGAATATTGTTAATAGTGTTCTTCCTGCATTCGTACCATCTGAAGAGGTTACTATTCCTACAGGTCAGCCCTTCCCTAACCTAGATGCTAATAATAGTATTAGTAATGTATTACCTAATGCTAACACCTATTATAGTAGCATAATTAATACTACAGACAATCCAATACTAACACTACAGGCTCATTATACAGAGTTCAATGGTGACGTAACTATTGAAGGGTCCGTAGATAACCAAGGTGGTGAATGGTACCCCATCACCACCACAGCATATAGCAATGTTACTGATACATTTGGATATACTATTAGAGGGTATCATCCATTTGTGCGTATGGTGTTCACCAGTAACACGGGCGCAGTCACCAACATTTTGGCAAGATAAGTATCCAACATACATTGATTTTACGCAGGATCATGTTATAATTACATGATGCGTGATATCCTCACAGTTATCCCCGGTAGAAAGAAACATACACAGAGTGGTTGGTATAGTTTTAATGCACCATGCTGCCACAATCGTGGGCATAAGGCTGACAAAAGACAACGTGGCGGTATTAAACAAGACGGAGAAAATTGGAGTTATCATTGCTTCAACTGTGGATTTAAATGTGGCTTCATGTTAGGTAAGAATATAACACGAAACACAAAACAGTTTTTACAATGGTGCGGTATTGATGAGCAACAAATTAACCGTTGGAACTTAGAGAGTTTACAGCACAAAGATTTGCTTGACTTTGTAAAAGTTAAAAAAGAAAAGTCTAAGGTTAAATTCAAAGAGATGCATTTGCCTGAGGGTGAAATCATCGACCCATTCAATCCCGTTCATAATGTATTTGTAGAGTATCTACATAAGAGAGGTATCAAGCACAACGAATATCCTTTCTTAGTAACACCTGATGCCGAAGGTCGTCAAGCAAATAGAATTATTATACCCTTCACATTCGAAAATAAAATTGTAGGACATACTAGTAGATACTTGGATGATCGTAAGCCTAAGTTCATTAACGAACAGCAACCAGGTTATGTATTTGGTTATGACTTACAGCGTCCTGAATGGGAATTCTGTATATTAGTAGAAGGTATATTTGACGCATTAAGTTTAAATTGTTGCGCACTAACACACAATACAATTAATGACGATCAGGTTGAAGTATTACGAAAATTAAATCGCAAAATCATATTTGTACCTGACCAAGATAAAACGGGTCTAACGATTTGTGATAAAGCATTAGAATTGGGCTTTCATGTTAGCATACCCAATTGGGATAACTGTAAAGATGTGAATGACGCAGTGGTTAAATATGGACGACTGCCGACATTACTAAGTATATTACAAAATTCAACAAACAGTAAGATTAAAGTAGAAATACAACGGAGGAAACTTGATAAAAGAGTTTAATGTAGATGTGCAAACGTTGTTCTTGCGCATGATGGTAACTAACGCAGAATTGTATACTCGGGTCATGAATATTATGAACTCGCAGAACTTTGATAGAAAATTGCGTCCAGTTGCAGAATTTATAGCAGAGCATAGTAAGAAATATAATGTGATGCCTGAGCCTGTACAAATTAAGGCTACTACAGGAATCGAAATAGAAACTATAGCAGAATTGGATGATGGTCATTATGAATGGTTCTTAGAAGAATTTGAAGCATTCACTAAACGGCAAGAACTTGAGAGGGCTATTCTTAAAGCAGCCGATTTGCTTGAGAAGGGCGAGTATGACCCTGTAGAGAAACTGGTTAAAGATGCAGTTCAGATTTCATTACAGCGTGATATGGGTACTGATTACTTTGCTGATCCACGAGCAAGACTTATGGCACTAAAAAGTAATAATGGACAGAACAGTACAGGTTGGCCTAGTATGGATCAAAAACTATATGGTGGTTTCAATCGAGGAGAACTACAAATTTTTGCAGGTGGTAGTGGATCAGGCAAAAGTTTGTTTATGCAGAATCTAGCGGTCAATTGGGCACAAGCAGGACTCAGTGGTGTATACATTACATTAGAACTTAGTGAAGGTCTATGTAGTATGCGTATCGATAGTATGATGACCGAAACTAGTAGCCGTGAAATTTTCAAAGACATTGATAATGTTGAAATGAAAGTTAAAATGGTTGCTAAGAAAGCGGGTAAGTTGCGTATTAAGTATCTTCCCGCACAAAGCACAGTTAATGATATTAGAGCATACTGTAAAGAATTGCAGATACAAACAGGAATGAAAATTGATTTCTTGTGTATCGATTACCTTGACCTAATCATGCCGGTTAGTGCTAAGGTCAGCCCTAGCGATTTATTCGTTAAGGACAAATATGTATCAGAAGAATTACGTAATTTAGCGAAGGAATTAAATGTCTTATTCGTCACAGCATCACAACTTAACAGATCAGCCGTTGAAGAAATCGAATTTGATCACAGTCATATCTCAGGTGGTATTAGTAAGATTAATACTGCGGACAATGTTTTTGGTATTTTTACTAGCCGTAGCATGCGTGAGCGTGGCCAGTATCAATTACAGTTAATGAAAACACGTAGTAGTTCGGGTGTAGGTCAGAAGATTGAACTTGAATTCAATACTGAAACATTGCGTATCACAGACCCCGATCCTGAGGGTCATGAAAGACAACGACATGCTCAACCGTCGGCCAACGACATAATGAATAAAATTAAGGCTACGAGTACAGTTAATGATACAGTACAAAATACAGTAGAACCTGAAGAAAAACGTGTTGTGGCCGACATTCAAAGTACGAAACTTAAGTCATTATTGAATTCTTTAAAGAAATAGAATTGTCATCGTTTTGACTAAATACTAATAGGATCTTAACATATATGCAAAAGAAAACAAGAAGCCTATTGGAAGAATTAGAGTCTATTGGGGCCAACCGAGATATTAATCATGTGATTGAATCTAGGGCTCTAAATGTGATAACCAGCGCCATTAATCTTATTGAATTAATCAATAGAAAATATGACCCCGAAAAGGCAGAACTGCTGGAAAAGAAACTCCTTAGTGCTATAAAAAGTAAAGATCAAAAAAGATTTTCAAAATCCTTAAGGAAATAACACATGAAACTAGATGAATTCAAAAAACTTGAAGAACTTAGACTAAGCAGTTTAATAGGAGACTATGGTTCTGCGGCTCTTAAGAAAATGACTGGCCAAGCAGGTGGTAAAACACTACAACAGCAAATGGCTCAGGATATGTTCATTAAGGATTTTGTAGGTGACGCAATATCTTCATTGGAAACATCTATTGAGGGTGGATTAGTTGATCCAAAAATGAGAGATGCTAGAACAAAAACTGCCTCACCAGTTAACCCAGCAGGCGTAAAGCCCGAACCAACTATACCTAGTGCCACTGCACCCACAGCACCAACTGCTCCTACTGCAACAACTGCTCCTGCAGCCGGCGGGTTGCCTAAAACAGGCACAAACATGGCTACAGGAAAGTACAAGCAACAGCAACAATCTACACAGAATTTAAATAACTATGTTAAGGGTGTGTCACAGCAATTAAGTCAGGTAACTGACAAGGCGCAAAAGATTGCTTTGACTAAAGAGTTAGTTAACTTTATGGCTGACCGTAAAGATTATCCTGAGTGGGGCAACGCATTAAAGACTGCGGAGTATGTATTAAAGAAGAATGCTGATCCTAATTTCGCAACTGCCGCTATTCAGAAATTACGTGCAGGTCAACGTCTTGACTTGAACCCAGCAGGATTAAAAGAAGGTTGGAAGATTTATTACTTGAATATGCTGATTGAAGGTGCAGGTTTGACATGGACTGATTTAGGATTGTCAGTATTGTTAGAGTCTACTAGCAAGAAATACATGATAGTAGAATCACGTTATGTAAAACTTAATAACATTTTCGAAAGCATTTTAGAAGCAGGTAATACTGGTAAGATTAGTATTTCTCAATACTTAAAAAATCAATGGTACCCACAGTATATGAAGGGTGTCAATTATGCAGTAAATCAAGCAGTTATAGATAAAGGTATTGATGCCGTACAAGCAACATATGCTAAAGATCGTGGTCGTGGAGCATTAGAAAAATTAGCACAAGTAAGTTATGCAGTTTCTAAAGGCAATGTACCAGCCGGCGCCGCAAATATTGTAGGTAAAGGTGCTGATGCGGGTGCTACAGCAGGCGCTGAAAAGGCAGCAGAACCTGCACAGGCTGCACAATCACAAGCGGCTGCTCAACCAGCACAGGCTGCAATGAATAGTCATCAAATGGCTGAGTTGGTGAAGAGTACAATGGCTAGACTTAAGGGTGTCGATGCTAAACTCTATGCTGAAACAATGAAAGAATTGACAACAGGGACACCTACACAAGGACTTGATGCTAAAGCACCTAGTGCGGCACCAGCAGAAAAGCCAGGATTCGTTGACAGACCTGCTACAACAGCACAGCCTGAAAAGAAGGTCGCAGAATCAAAAACTAAAATTCGTAGATTCAGATGAACTTAGCAGAAAGCCTATCAGCATTAGTACGTAAGATTAGTGCCCTAGAAATCGTCACTGAAGATAAGGGTCACCTAGACCATCCTGAAGATTTGGTATTCTTAGGTGACTTACAGGGTGCAAATCGTGCGTTAGATGCAATACAGAAAACTGTTAAGACACCTGATACAGTTACTATCAAGTGGGACGGTTATCCTGCATTGATATTTGGACGTGGGGTAAACGGTAAGTTTTCCATCATGGACAAACATATGTTTAATAAGAAAGACGGTACGGGCAGACAAGTGTTCAGTCCCGAACAGTTTGTTCAATATGATCAGGCACGTGGAGTAGACCGTACAGGTTTACACCAGTTGATTGCTGAAATATGGCCTGGGCTTGAGAAGGCAGATAAAGGTAAAGGATTCTATTGGGGCGACTTATTGTTTAGCCAACCATTAGAAGAAAAAGACGGTGTATACACCTTTAGGGCTAATCCTAATGGTATAACATACACAGTGGATCCTAATAGTGAAGTTGGCAAACTAATGAAGGGTAAAACTGCTGGTATTGCAGTACACCAATTCATACCCGCTGACGCTGCCTCAACCGATCAAGCGACTCCGTTAAACGGAACTATAGGCAAGTTACAGAATAATAGCAATATCGCTATAGTTCCTAGTAAGATGCCTATAACTCCTAAACTTAAACTAGACGCAGGACTAGTGAACGAAGTCAAAAAAGCAATCAACCAATACGGAGGAGCAGTACAGCAGTTGATGACTACTGCTCCTCAGGCACGTAATACGTTTAATCAACTATTCACTACGTATATTAATAAGCGAATAGTATCAGGTGATTTGAGTAATTTACTTGATGGCTTTAAAGATTACGTTGCGTCAAGACCCATGACCGACAGTATGAGAGCAAAGATAGATAAACACTTTGCTGAGAATGCTGAAGGGTTATTAGGTGCATTTACTATATGGATCGCTATTTACAATCTTAAGATGAACGTTGTAAAACAGTTAGATCAGGCTGCAAAATCTAGCCCTGTCAAGGGCTATTTACAAGACGGTACCGAAACCCAAGAGGGATTCGTTGCACAGGGTCTTAAATTTGTAGACCGTATGGGCTTTAGTCGCCAAAATCTAGCCGGCCGTTAATACCTAATCCAACGTTTTTTTGGATCAGGCATAAATAATAGTATGAACCTCGTGGGGTTCAAACTAACTAAAGGAAAAACAAAATGGCACAATTTACACGTACACATGGTGACTTTCAACCAGTTCTATGGCTTGATCAGCCAGATTATACAACCGGCGCAGTTAATGCTGTTTCTTCAGGATTAACAGTTCAGCCACAAGGTCCAAAACTTGACTTCTTCACAATCGAGTTGGCAGGCGTTGCGGCAAACACAACTATCGCTTCACAAGTGATTCAGACAGTTGAACAGTTAGCAACAATTCATATCTATGAATTTACTGACACAACAACTGACACATTGGCGCTTGCTGTATATCCAACAGGTGGTTGGACTACTGCTACTCTTGCAGCCGCAGTTGACACAGCAACTGGTGGTACTTCAACAGTTACCGCAACAGCAACATTCACAAACTAATCTTTAGTTTGAGTTGACACAAAGAACCCGAGATTTATTCTCGGGTTTTTTTACCTCTCTAAATACAGCATGCCGCACAGATTATGCTGTTATACGTTATTTGACATTACAAATACAGGAGTACCTAATAGGGCTAAAACACCTATAGATGCGGATCCTAAGCAGTGGCTACATAAAAGAAACACACAATCTAATTTCGATACAGTATTACAGGCTATATCATTAAGGTCACAACCTGAAATAGTATCATCACCTGTAAGGGTTGATGTAAGATTTGACGAATTTGAAAACTTTGGTTTTTTATACCAACAACAAGAAGATGAAACTTATCCGGTGTGGAAATTTGACTTTGAGGTTCAGCATTCTAGTGTGTTTGAAAATGGGATAGAAGAACTGGGCGCACTGTACAATGACTGTGAAGGTATACCCATGATAAAGTGCGGTACAGAATGGATTCAACTTCCTACATTTTTAGATACGTCACCCGAATTAAGGAATATATACTTTAAACTATTATGACAGACCAAAAGAAAATAGAGAAGTTTTTAGTCAAACAACTAACCTCAGAATTATCTGAAGTTTTTATAGTTGATTGCGAGGACGGAAGTTATGAACTCTTTAACAAGTATCGGGTAGAACCTCAACCCTCAGGATACTTTAAAGTTATCCCATTTACCGTTACAGAAGAGCATACATTCTCATCCAAAAAGAATGCATTCACATGGTGCATATTTGATAAGTATAAAAAGATTACTGAAACTAAACGTATTGAAGAACTTGATTTGCTTATCAGCAGTTTGGACTTGATTATAGCCCAACAGAAAAAATTGCTTAGTAAAGCAAAGGATAATGACACTAAACTTATCTTTTTAGCCAAATTGCAAGAGGGTAAGCGTAAAAGAACAGCAATGGTTAATGAGATTAATAACTATATAAATATATCTAGACATTGGCAGAGCAGTAAGTTCACCAATACGCAACCTAAATAATTATAGGATTCAGATAAATACTATATCAGGACTGGAAAAACATACTATGAGACTAACAGATTTAGAACACAAGAACTATGCTACTACAGCATTGAAAGAAAATTTTGAGATGAGTATCAACACCTCAAAGTTGGATAAGATTAAAACAAAAACAATGCTTAATAGAGTTTCTTCACTAATGCAAGAAGCACAGAAGTCACCTGACTTTTATAAGAATCAAGGTAGTGCTCCTTACATGAAGTTAGTGTTTATGGAACAAGCACTACGTCAACACTTCCAAGAGTTGATGAAAACACCTACACGCATTGTTGTAGAAAACGAAGAAGTTGAAAAGTCACAAGTTGTTCTTGCCGCACAAGATATGGTAGATACAGTACAGAAGATGCTTGAAGATATCGGTCAAATGCAAGTTAAAGAACTTCCTGCTCTTGTTGACAGCATTGAGTCAGAGATTGGTGTGACCGAAGCACAGGGTTATAACGAACTAGTAACCGGTCAATTAGATGCATTGAGTGCCGCACTAAAAGAAGCATTCACACAGATGAAGGCTGCTAGAGATACATTAACAGGTGGTGCACCTGCTGCCGATGCATTTGGTGCAGCCGCCGGCGGTATGCCTGCTCCAGGTGAAGAAGAAGTTTCAGTAGATGCAAGTGCAACTGAAGTTGAACCTGCAGTGCCTCCAATGGCAGGCGATGAAGGTGCAGCTGCGGCTCCTGCTGAAGAACCTGAAGCA